AACCCGTTCAGGTGCCTTACCTTTGCCGCCGCTGCGCTGCCAGTTGGCGCTCTGCACCGCTTGCAGGATCAGCGCCAACATGTCGGTGTGCGGCGTCCAATACCACGACTTCGGATGCCGGGCACGGAAATACGCGCTGTCGCCGGTGGGTGGTAGCCAGCGGATGAAGTTGGCCAGCTCGGGCCAACTCAGTCGGTGGCCGATGTCGAGTCGGGTCCATCCGTGGGTGTTGAGGTCGTAGAGGAGTGCGCCTCCGTGTTCGCCGTCGAGGACGCCTCGGAGGCCAGCAATTCCCCCAACGTGATGTTTGATTGGGCTATCCAATGGTCACGAATCACGTTGAGCTGCCCCACCGTCAGGGCTTCGCATTGTTTAAAGTCCCGTGCGCCCACAAAGGGTTTCAGCATCACCAGTGTTGTTGCTCGTACCCGTTCGCGGGCGGTCAGGGTTTCGTCGGCGTCGAGCTTTTCCAGCTCGGCGGTCATGTCTTTATGGATTGGTTCGTCGATGAAGTCGAACCGGGGTACCGCCAGGGCCAACGTCTTGCCGCCCTTGAGGGCGACGTTCATGACGACGGTTACGCGCGGGTCATCGGCTGCCGGAATCTCAAGCATGACGCGGCCCGGCTAGGTGCCCGCGGTAACATCGGGTTCGTCGATCAGCTCGCTCACGGCGTCGGTTTGCGCGTCGGGCTTGTAGCACTGAATCGTCAGCGTGTATTTCACCAAGTCTTTGTTGACATGCACGATGTCGTCAACGGTGATGACCTGGCCCTCTTCGACGCGGATCAGTTTCGTTTTCACGCCTTCGATGCAGCGGGCCAGCCAGGCGTTGCGGGTCAGCGGAAGGCTTGAGTGGTCAACGGTCATTTGCCGATGCCCGGTGGTGGTGTCCACGGTGACATGCGTTGGGCCGTAAACGGATTCCAGTGTCGTCGGGCTGGTTTCGAAACACGTCAATTTCAGGGTTTCGGTGTACTTGGCTTGGGTGGTTTTGACGATGTCGCCGCCGAACGCTTGGTGGTCGGTGGTGTCGCGTTTGATGCCGTTCGTGATGCCGTCGTCACCGACCCATCCGTGGTCGGCCCAGATTACTGGCAGCGCGTCCCACGGTGCGTCGACCAGTGTGGGGAGGACGGTGCCGAGTGGGGCGCGGAAAAACACTGCGCCGTCCTCGGGTCGGGTCGCTGCCCAAATGAGTTTGGAATCGGCCATTGTCGTTACCTCTTTCTAATTTGTGGTGCCGTATTCAGTTGGGGGTTGCGGTATTCAGTTAGGACGTCGAAACCATCAGGTCACCTTGGAACTGCCAGCGCCGATGATCGGGCACATCGGGGTCAGGCAACTGGACGGGGCCGGTGTCGTTGTCGAAGCCGCGCAGGAACACGCCGTCGAAGGTGTGGCCCTCGGTGTTGTAGAGCGCAGTCCGGCATTCGTTGGTGAGGACTTCGCAGGCGGCGTCGCTGTCGGCCCAGCATTCAACCAACAGCCGCGTGATATCCGTGTTCGGGTAAACCCATCCGCCGCCGCCGGATATCGTCACCTTCACGAACAGCCGCGGCCACACACGCGGATTCACCGTCGCCACGCCGACAGCGGGATCCAGCGCCGCGCGCAGCACCGCAATCGCTGTTCGCAGCGCGGGTTTCGGTGTCTCTCTCACGGCATCAGCTTCGCGAGAGTGTTGTTTCGGGCGTTGGATTGCATGGCTTCGCCGCTGGCGGTGTAGACGTTGACGATATGCCGGTTGTAGACACCGGGCCCGGTGTGCGACCCCAACATGTAGCCGCCCGGCTGTTTGAGAGTGGCGTTCGCTTTGGCGAGGTACTTCGCGCCTAACTGTTCACACAACGCGACGACCGGGCCGCTGTTACGGACTTGAGCGAGTGCCGCGTATTCCCATACAAGTCGGATGGTGCCGATGTCTGCCATCAGGGTTTATTCCTCGGGTTCGGCGGTAAGGATGGTGGCGTCGATCCACCGGGACGCCGCGCACACGTACAACAGCCGCTCGCCGTCGGGGCCGCCCCAAATCTCGAGGTTGTTGTGTTCGTCGGTGGAGAGCCGGTTAGCGTCGTCGAATGAGATTGCGGGCTGGTCGTCGTCGTCGATCCGAACCAGAATCACGGCGCATCCTGCGCGTTGCCGACGTTAGAGAGGTCGGTCCCGGCGTAGGGGTCGAACGTGGCCGACAAGTCAGGCGCGACATCGGTTCCGGTGATTTCGGAGATGCATTCGATGACCCAACCGATTTGCCGGTAAATCGACAACCGATTCATTTGCGAGCTGTTGAGCCACGGGCCAACCGAACTCGGGCCGACATGGTAGGCGTAAGGCCCCAGCGTGTAGGCGTCGTCGGTGGGATCCGGCGGCGTCTGCGGCCGGTTGATGACGTTGGCGACCATTTCCGCACATACCCGCGTCACCAGCGTCGGCAACGGAATCGGCATGCCGGAGATGTCGGTGTTCAGGTAGCCGAGGATCAAATCCGTTGAGGTTTCCAGTAGAAAGCTGACGTCGAGGCCGGTTGGCAGCGGCCGCCCCAACGCGGCCTCAACATCAGATTCGCGGGCGAACGCCATCAGCGTCAGCTACCCGAGGGCACCACAGCCGAAACCGGGGTGGCGCTGACGTTAAGCCGCGTCGCCGAAACCCCCAACACGTAGGCATAGCGGGCCTTCATCCGCACCGCCACCATGTCGCGTTCGGCCAGGTTCGTTGTGCCGATGGTGGCCTGATCCAAGATTTTCACTTGGATGTCCTGACGCACGCCGATGCGGATGCGGCGACTGTCCGCGACAAAGAGCACGGTGTTGGTGTTCCACGACGCGTTTTTCACCAGATTCGTGTTGTAGCCGGCGAACTGTTCGTTGCGGAAAATCGGCTGGCCCATGCTGTCGCGGATCTGTTCCACGTCGTAGCGGAACGTCAACGGCGCAATCAGGGTATCGGGGATCAGCCCGACGCCCGCGAGTTGCCGCGACGCGGTGTTCACGGCGCCGACGATGTCTTTGGCGCTGGCCGCGATAGCCGGGGTGTTAGCCGGGGTGGTCTGGCTCGCTGATACCGCCGCCGAGTGCAGATCGGCCGACACCCACGATGCTGGTTTGTTCGTCCCGAACAGTACGGCCAAGTCGAGGACTTCGCCGATGGCTTCCCCGCCGCGGGTCGTGATTTCGGTGAGGATGTCCACCGTGGCATCCTCGAGGACGTTTTCGTGGATGGGGATGATGACGGCGATTTCCTCGGCGACCAACGTGCGGTCAACCCAGTCGACTTCGCTGGTGGGTTTGACGCCGGTAGCGTCGATGACTTCTGTCACCCATCCGGCTTGCGGCAGTGTCGCCAACACGGGTAGGTGGGTGATCTTCGTTCCCATGTTGACGATTGGGAATGATTGCAGCACAACGGAAGTCGATACTGCGGCGTCGAGTAGTACGTGTGAGTACGCGTCCTCGATCAGGGTTGCGACTTCGGCCCGCGAAATGTCGGCCATCAGGGATTCCTCTCAGATTTATCCACTACGCCATTGGCGCAGCGCGGCGGCGGCCCGCTCTTTGGGGTCCATCCGCGAATCGGTGTTTGACGCGCCGGATTTCAGCCCGGCGGCCGGTCTAGTAGGTTTGACGGGTTGGGACCGTTCCGCGACGAACGCCAACAGTTCGTCTGCTGACTGTTCCAACTCTTCACGGCTGTTACCTGAGATGCGTTCGGCGGGTACGCCTTTGGCGTAGGCAACGTCGCGCCGTAGGTTGCTGTGGCGTTCGGCTTGCAGCTCGGTTTCCAGTGCGCGGATCCGTTCGGATTGCCGCTCGCCTTCGGTGAGGTTCGCCGCCTTGAGTTGGGCGAGCTCGGCCGATGCCGCTCTGAGTTGGTCGTAGTCGGCGAATTTCGCTGTCGCGCGGGCAAGTCGAGCCTTTGTTCGTTTGTCGAAGTCGTCTTGTGACAAGATCGGTTCAAACTCGGGAACGGTTGCGCCGCTTTGCGTTTCGTCGGTTTCGGTTGCGGTTGTTTCGGACATGTGGTTTCCCCTTGTTTAACGCCCTGTCGGGCGGTCCCGTGTTTTGCGCCCTGTCGGGCGAAACCCTTTTAGCCGCAAGGGTTTTAGCGTTGGCTTTAACGCGTCACCAAAAATGACCGGCAGGCTGTTCACTGACCGGCGACGGCTCTTGGCTTAGCGTCTTGGACGGTGACGTGTCACGGGCGTACTGCGTGCGCCGCATGTGGTTCACCGTCTCGTCGAACGTATGCACGTCAGGATCAAGACGCGCCGCCTCGTAGTCGCGCTGCCACTGGTCGACGTAATCCGGCGGCTGGTAGCCCTCACCGGGCCGCACCGGGACCGCGATGCAATGGCAGTTGTCGTGATAGGAGTCGCCGATAGCGCGCGACCCGCGCGGACGGCCGCCCCGACCACCTACGCGGGTCGCGGCGGCCTCAGAGGTATACACCGCCTTACGGGTCGCCAGGATCCGGCAGAACGCGCACGCGTTCGCCGACGCATACCGGGCGTAGCGCACACCTTCCCGGTCGGCGTTGGCCGCCACCGTGAGCCCACTGGTGGCGAACACGTGGCGTTCGGTGGTGCCGCCCAGCGTGCCCACGGGATCCGGTGTGCTCAGCGCGTAGTCGGCGTTCTGCTGTAACGCTTCCGGCGGCGGTAGCGGGCCTGGGGCGGCCGCAAACGGCACCGTGGGGGCGAGGCTGTGATACCAGTGCGCCGACAGTTGCGCCGACGCCGCCAAAAACGGGTCCACCAGTCGGGCATAGGCGGCCGGATCCCCGTGCCAGCCCGCCGCCACCGCGCGGATAGCCAGCCGCGCCAGGTGCCCAAGTAGCCGTTGGAAATTGGCTACCTCGTGAACCGTGGGCATCGGGCTAGCCCGTCACCACACCGTTCCGCATGGCGGTCGTCGCGGGCATGTTCGCCGGCGACGGACCGGTGGGGGGTGGCGGCGCCGGGGAGGTAGGGCCGGCCGGCGCCGCCGCCGTCTGCTGTTGCAAAGCCGTAATCAGCTCATTAACCTGACCCATGCGGATCGCCGACTTGATCGCGTCGACCTGCTGTTGGGACACGCCCGGCAACATGTCGATCAGTTCCTCGATCGGGATCCCGGCCGCGGCGAGTTTCGTGATGCCGTCGACGATCGCGCCGAACGCGCGGGCCTCGGTATCCCGCCACACAACCTCGCTGCTGGTGTCCAGCGCACTCGTCATGTCGCCTTCGATTTCGGACGCCAACCGGAACACTTGTTCCCAGGATTCGCCGAAGCCGTCACGCTTCGCCGACAACTTCCGCTGTTGATTGGCTTCGGCCGCCGCCAACGCTTCCGCGGACACGTTAACCATTTTCCCCGTGATCTGGCTCGGGCTGATCTGCGCCGCCAACGCCAACGCCTCAGTCATTTCCTCGAGGACGCCGTTGTACTGATCCAACGACGCCGGCGGGAACGCGTCGATTTTCACCGTGTCATCGTTGAACGCCCACACCCGTTTCGCACTCGCCTCTAACACTTCGTTCGGCGACGCCGCCCAACCGGTGATCACCTTTTGCGGGAACGCGCCGAACCGGGACACCAACAGCCGGTCGAAGTTGACACAGTTAATCGCCTGCTGCGCCCGTATCAAAGGGGCGATCTCGCCCACGATCATGTCATCGGCGTCCCGCGCGTTGACGAACCGCACGATCGGGCAGCTCGCGGCGCCGTGCCGCACCGGATCCCCAACCGCTTGGATGGTGGCCGTCCGCATAATCGGCGTCGCGTACTGGTCTATCGGCAGGATTTCCAGCCCACCCAACTGCAACGGATACACGTATTCGTCATCGTAAAACCGGCCCACCCATTTCGCTTTCGCCTGGCCCTGATCAACCCACACCTCCATGCCATACGTCGGCCACAAGTCAATCGCAGGATCTTCGTAGACGGCCAGCAGTTGCCGCGGCGACTTGCACCGCCACACACTTTGACCGGGATTGTCGGGATCCTCGGTCACAACCACATACGCCGCGCCGTAAGTGATCGCCGGACGGTACACCTCGGCCTGGCGGGCATCCATGCGTTGCCGCTGCCAGATCGCCCACGCCGGCCCGTTTTCCTGCGCCAGCGCCGTGTGATAGCCGACCACCGACAAGTTTTGAGTGAAGCTGTCGCGTACCAGGCCCAGCACGTTTTTGATGGAAAGCCTTGCCAGATCAACGATTTCGTTCGGTGCCGCGTCGGGCACTTCGGGTTTCCCGAGGACACCGGTCACGTAGCCGTAAATCCGGTCCAGCCACAACCGTTCGGTTTGCGCAAGTGTCCACATGTCGCCGAACAGTTGGCGGATCTCGTCTTGGTCAAGCATCATTTGCCTTTGCGGCGCCCGCCCCGATGTTTGAGGGTGCCCGCAGCGGCGGCGTTACTGATCGCCGCCGCCATCTGCTTCGACATGCCCTTAGCTTTCAAGTCCTCATACATCTTGGGTTTCTTGATGCTCGGGCCCGGTGACTTACCCTTTGGCACGCTTACCGCCTTTCGTGGGAATCACTGTCGAACGTTTCGCCAGAGCCGGATACGTCGACTTCACTTTCGCGTAAACCTTCGCCTTTTCCGCGGTCGTCCCATGCTGACCGACGCGGCTGATAGCGTTACGGGCCCGCGCTACCGTGTTGACCGGGTAACTCTTAATCGTTTTCCCGCCAACGGTTTTCGTGATGGCATACGACGACGCGGGGGCCTTCGTGTTCGCCACAAACTTTTTCTTAGCCATACTTCCTCACCTAACTCGAAGAGAACGGGCCGAGATACTCCAATATGGGCAACGCCGGATCAGTCAGACACACCGGCGTCGAATCCTGCGGCGCCTCAAACGCGAAATCCGAAACCGTTTGCGCCGCTTGATTAAACGTCACATTCGAGACATCCACGTCGTAAATCAGCGGCCCCGGCAACGCCAACGCGGCACTATTACACACCAACTGCACCCCCGGCGTGTTGTCAGCGTTGATCGTACACAACTGGCCGCTGACGATCTGCGCCTTCACCGACGCCAAAATCACGCCAGTGTCCCGCGTAACACCATCCGGCCACTTCAACTGCGCCACCGAAATCGAAGCACCCTCAGGCAGCCGCGGATAAAACGTCACTATCCCGGTAATCGGTTCCACCGCAAGCATGTTCGTCGCGGTGCTGGTGATATCAGCCGATTCCACCGACACCCAATACCCGGTCACCGGAAAGAAGTTCTCGGTGTTGCCGCCCGGCGGCGGATCCACCGGCAGCGGCGCCCCCTCAGTCAATACCGAAACCGTGACACCCACACCGCCGATCAAATTGCCGGTGTCAACTGCCAGCAGCGAAACGTTTTGGTGTCCCAGCGCTTCGACAAAGCTGATGTCGAAATCCATGCCGACGCTGCTGACGAACACGTTACCCGGCCCGATATTCGCGATCCCTTCCAGCGCGGTCAGCACTTCGTCGTTCGTCGGGTTCGATGAAATCGGCACACTCGGCGCAGCATCGAGGGCCACCGTGAACGTGCCCTTGTTCGGCTTGGAGTTGGTCACCGTCAGGCGTTGTTCTTCGTTCGTCACGTTTGGCCTTTCACACGAACACCGCCCGCCCGGTACGCGGCTTCGGAACCTCGGCGACCTCCGAACTGACGAGCCCCCACAATGCCAGCGTCGCCGTCGTCAACGGCGTGATATCCGACTCGGAATCCTTCCGCGACCAACCCCAACCCGTATCCCCGATCGCGCGGCGCCGCGCCACCGACAACGACGTATTCAGAATCGGCTGATCCAA